ATGGTATGAAGATCGTCGAATGTAGCTGAACCACCGTTAGTACCAACGTTAACGCCGGTACCAATTCCAGGGAAGTTGACTAAGCCAAGAGGCTCATTCTCGTAACCCGAACCGGTTAGGAAGGCCGTATCAATAGTGTAAGCCATAGCCTCACCAAGTTTACGCCTTGCAATTTGTTCTGCGCTTGGGCTAGAATCCCTAACGATTTCCTCTGTCATTGGTAAGAGTGCGCCAAGTTTGCGCGGATACATTTTAATCATGCCGAATGTGATATCGGTTTCCGTAGGCTCTTTACCTTCTTGAATCCAGTAAGCGGAAGCGTCGGACTCGATAGTTGGAATAACTAACGGGTGTGCGCTTGTTTCGTATCTTTGGATTTCGGGAATTTGACCGAATACGGACATAGATTGAATGGTATCGCGGATATCGCCAATGGCTTCTTCCGGTACCAAGAACCCGCCTCTTTGTAGCTCGCCCTCGGAAAGTGCCTTCTCGGTATATTCCTCGACGGCGGCTTTCTCAATGCCACAATGTTTAGGCCAAGAACCTGTAAGAACTTTCTTTATGACGTTACCCATATTAAATTCTTTACGGAATTCTTCTTTCTCGTTGTCACCTAAGAACTTATAAGGTGAGCGAGATTGTGTCTCTTTGACAAGCTCTGCCTTGACTTCCTCGCGAATTGTATCGCCAAGAGTCTTTATGAGGTCTGCCGTCAACTCTTTTGGATTAAGTTGTTTTAAAACCTCGTCTTTAATGGCTTGAAGTGTCTTTTCGTCCACGTATTTTTCCTCCTTTATATTTTATAATGTCTGAATTACTTATCAGACTTATATTCTTTGGCAATGTTTTCAAACATGCCTTTGATATCTGCAACGATAGAATCTACCGCTGCCTTTGTATTCTTTTCTTGTTCTACCTCCGCATGTTTATCTACGTAGGTTTTGATCTCTTTTAAAGTTGTCTCTAAGGCGTCGATCTTGCCTGTAAGTTCGTCGATAGCTGCCTTTACTTTTTCGTCCATGTCCAACTCCTTCTTATTGTCCGTATTAGTGGCCGTGTACCCTTTGAGTAGCTCGTCGCGTCCGTCTTTTCCAAGACCTGCCGCAATTAACGCCTCTGGGTTATCGCCAATTGGAAGTAAACTAATCTCTGCAAGTTCCCATTTTTTGAAGTGAATACCGGTAATCCGGCCTGACTTCTTATCTTCTTTATATTCGTATTCAAGCGGTTTAAACCCAATAGAAGACGCCTTCAAGAACCCTCGTTGATATTTGCCATATACCTTCATGGCGAATTCGTCTTCTTTGTCGAATAGAATACGAGATACCCATTGTTTCTTTTCGTTCTGCCATATCTTTGTCGCTTTACCAACCGGTAAAGTTGTATCTCCACCGCCACTAAAAAAGCCGCTTTGACCTCGTTGGTGCGCATAAAGGACTACCGGATTCTTTTTGAAACGTTTAAAGTCTCCGCCATCCGGTTCCATAATGTCGCCCGAACCGTCTTCCGTACCGCTGGTAAAAACCATGTCGATAATAGGCTTATCGCCGTTCTCGCCTTTTTCTTCTAATGGGACTTCTAAGAGTTCCCCACCAAAGAATTTACGTATGAAAAGATCATTTGTTTTATCCATTCTTCCCTCCCTTGCCGTTATTACTTGGTTTTGGATTTTGTTTTTGTAGTTTAGCCGCTTCTTGAGCTAATACAGCGGGGTTATTGGGATTCTCGATAATAGAAGTAATAGGTACCAGTTGGTTATTGACCAATGGTTCCTTACCCCAATCGGTATCCGGTAGGTTAATTTCTGCACGGGCTTCGTTAAAGGTAATAATACCGGACTCGGAATTCTCTCTACGACGTTTATGTTCCAATTGTTCGTCTTTAGGTATAATGTCTTTATAACCTAATTCTAGGACGCTCTTGGAATCCCAACGATCAACTAGACTCGTTTGCAATTTATTCTTTATCATTGTTGCGTCGGGATTAACAACCGAACGATAGAAGTCATAATTCGCCCAATCTCCGCCGGACTTACTAACGCCCGAACGTTCGCCCGCCATTGATAGCGGGGTGCCGAACATCATAAATATTTGATCTTTGGTAACGTTCATAAGTTCGAGTAAGGTTAGTTCTTGGGGAGTAAGCGATATGCCTTTGACTTTGTAACCATAAGATAACATTAGGATTTTACCCGCTTTAGATACGCCTCTGTATGCGGACTCCCAACGTTCTTTAAGTTCTTCTTCAAGCGTCTCGTTAACACGTTCGTCGGTTTCGATTACCATACCGGGGAATGCACCGTTCTTGAATAAAGCTGTATTGTATTGTGCCATATACAAGTTTGTGTCCATTGCATATGCACCGGCTTCTACCGGGCCAATGCCATAATAAGGAGATAATAGGGAAGGGTATTTGAGGTGAATACAGTAAAAAGCGCCTGGTTTATGCGAGCGTTCGTCTTGCGGGTGCAAGAACGCGGCCTTTTCGCCATTGCGCTCAAAAAGATAACCTTTGATATAATTTTCTTTATCGGGGACTACCCACATATACTGTGGTAATGCGGTAAACATATGGGCGGGTATTGCGGCTCGATCTGCATTTTGGACTATAATATAAGCGTTGCCTGTGAATAATAGACTTTGCGAAACAAGGTGGAAGAACTCAAACCCGTCGGTAAACGGGTTTGGGTTCTTTAAGAGGTTCGTAATTGGGTGTTTGTATAATTGTTGTTGGGCTAGTACGGGGTCTGTCTTGAGTATTCGATTGAGTTGCCAATCTAGCGAAGCGATCTCTTTAATAATCGGTCTTGCCGCTGCATACGCCCAACTATTGTAATTCTTAACCATTTCGGCGTATTTCGCCGGGTGACTTTTACGATCTTGTCCTGGGTATGCCTCAGCGTCAAAGCTTAGGTATGGCGGCGCATTTTTATCAATAAACCCATGTCTTTGTAATATCTTTACGATTTCATGTTTTAGTGCCACTTTTACCTCCTTTTTTTCGATAGTAAAATAGACTGCCGCACGCTGGACATATCCATATGTAAAATTTCTTCGTTTCTTTGCGATCACCTAACGTACTCTCCCCACAAATACAAATATGTTGGGGCGTTGGTTGGAACGCTAAGATACCTCTAATCATAAAAATCACTTCTTATATTGAACTTATTATGCGCTTATAATAAGTTCCGACTTATTCTTTTCTAAGAATCCATAAGGATAACCAAAAATCCTTTCATAATATCTATGGAGGCTATTGGCGTTACGCTCGTTGTACACGTATTTATATGCGTTTTGTCCGATCTCGCGGCGCATAGCTTCTTCATTGACCAACTGGACTATGTGTTTAAACATACGAGTTTGGTTCTTCGCCAAAAAGCCGGTTTCTTTGTGTTTGATCGTCATATATGGTAACGTCTTATCCGACACACAAGGTATACCCATAGCGCCATATTCCAAAAACTTAATATCGCTCTTGGCTTGGTTGAACTTATTGTCTGACGCAATGATAAGACCGATATCGAATGGCGCAACATTGCGATAGAATCTCTTATAATCGGTTTCCCATTTCCATACTTTGTAGGGTACATTCTCCCAACGTTTGTTATACGCTTTCGGGTCATAGAATCCGAAATGCAACTCAACGTTTGGTATTTCAGATAAGTCTTTGAAGAACTGATAATGCGATTGAATATCGTAATGGTGCGAGAACGAACCGTACCAACCGATAACAATTTTATTCTCCGGGTTCTTCTCTCTCTTAATTTGCGCAACTTCATCTAAGGTGGGCATAAGATCGAAGTCGATCATGTTAGGGACAATATGAACATTCTCTTTAATTAAATGTTTATATTGTTCGGCAATCGCTTCAACCGAAAATATTGCACCGTCCACCAATTTGAAGCTCCTGAAATGTTCTTTAAACATTTCAGGTTTCCATAACTGTTGTAATGGATTAGAGTGTTCTGTAATCGTGGTAAAGGAATCGTCTAACTCTTGGAGTACCGGTTGCCCTGCCGCCTTAATTAAATGGACGATCTCGTTCCATTTCTTATCTGCAATTCGTTGGATAATAACCGGCGTATGTTTCCATCTATAATCGGCCTCTTGAAATGAGACTTCTGTAGCTACCTTACGCATGTTTTGTGCGGGTATCATACACCGTTGGAATGCGCAACCGTCCGCATGGTTGTGATACATTATAAGCGTTGGATTGGGAATTGTAATACGGTCATAAGTCGGTTTTTGTGCCATTAATTAATTCACCCTTTTTGTCTTAAAAAATGTCGTAAAAATGTCTTAAAAACTACTGAAACCTGGGCTACCATACTCGGCAAAACGATTGAAGAAGAAGTACTTTAATGCGTCCGCTATGTGATCGTGTTTGCCATCTTTGCGCCAATATTCCTGATCGTTTTTATCTCTCTC